ATGGCCGGCACGCCGCCAAGCGTTAAATACTGGGGTGGCTATGCAATGTGGCAGTGGACATCGAGCGGCCGACTTGACGGCTGGGACGGAAACCTCGACTGTAACGAGTTTTATGGCGACGTTGAAGCGTGGGATAAGTACGCAGGCGGAGCGCCAGCACCAGCTGGACACAGCGGGCAAATTGCTAACCCACAGCCAGCACCAGAGCCACAGCCGACATACACAGTTCAGCCAAACGATACGCTGAGTGAAATCGCCGCGAAGTATGGCACTGACTATCACTACTTGGCAGCCATCAACGGCATTCAAAATCCAAACCTGATTTATGCAGGCCAAGTATTGCGAGTGCCAGGCGGAAGCGCGCCGGCCGAGCGAACCGTGACAGTTCAGTGGGGCGACAACCTCAGCACGATAGCGGCCGCTCACGGAACGGACTGGCAGACGCTGGCTCGAATCAACAACTTGCCGAACCCGGATCTGATCCACCCAGGCGACGTTTTGAGGTTACCATAATGGCGCCAGATTTATCAAAAATCACGATCACGAAGTCGAGCCTGTACTTCCGCGAGTGCAAGGCGTGCGGCTGCGTGACGCTGCACATCGGCAAGACCACGCCGCAGATGCCAGCAGGCTCGACATACAATGATTGCCTGCAGTGCCTAGTGGACGCACACAGCGTCCCAGGCTTGAGCAGGTGGCACGACCCAAAAACGGGCGAGCCGCTGAAAGATCCGCGAGGAGCTGTTATCCAGCGAACAGTGGACGCTAAAATTCAAAACACCGAAAGATGTCTAATTGGAAGCAGTTTCGCTTGACATCTGTCGGAGAGATGTAAACTAAAAAGCGTTTTACTTGACATCTGCAAACAACATGTAAAGTAAATGTAAACTTCAAGGAGAACTATAGCATGAAATCACTAGAAGCACTAAAAAACATCAACTACAAAGACGTAATCGTTCGTGCATTGTGGACATTTGTACAGACGTTTATCGCAACATTCTTGCTGGCAGGCGTAAACCTAGTAAATTTGTTGTTTGCGGCAAGTTGGCGTGAGTTGTGGGCGCTAGCGCTAGCGACGACGCTGTCTGCGATTGCCGCTGGACTGTCGGCAGCCAAGACGATAATTGTTGAGTTAGTGCGTCAGATGCAGCAAGCTGTTGAGTAATTCGGAATTACCGAACAACTGAAAACCGCCTCGAAAGCTCGGAGGCGGTTTTTGAACTGGAAAGAAATCGTTTATAGTTAGGCCGCACCAATTGCGATCCAGCTAAAGTAATATGAACCTCTCAACATAGCACCATCAAAGCGGCGACATCTCGCCGCAAACGATGAGTTTGTGATACTAACCGCCCCAATCGTCGCACCAGCCCAAGATGGATTTGGCGTGTCCGTCCACGGATCGTTGGCGTTACCGTAGCCGTTGTATGTACAAATAACAGTCGGCACCGTTCCGCTCTTAAATATCTTCGGAAATGCAACGGTTGTCGTAGTCTCTATTGTGTCGGTTGGGGCTACTACTCTTGCCCGACCGTACTGAAAAATGACAGACTCAACTGGTTGGTTAGTGCTATCTCGCTTTGCCTGAATGAAATCTGACCATTTTAAGTGTCGTGGTAGGACTATATCATTGCCAAGCGCGTCAGAGCCAATCACACCGTTTTTGAACATTTCAGCCCTGTTAATCCGCCCGTCAGCCAGTGTGGCTGGATTACGCCTATCAGTGATGACAGAGTCGAGAATTGTTGTCGTGCCGGCGTTTACGCGTATTTCGGCGATTACTTCATATGGATTAGACGCACCAATTTTCGCCTTGATCTGCGATGGCGTTGGTGCGCTTGGGTTAGTCGCTGGTGTACCGGGCACAACTATCGCTTTCGTACGGTTCTCGTTGTTGGCTACAGTCTGTGAGGCGGCCACGTTTGTGTCGATGTAGATCACCACCGCGTCAATTCGCGGATTGGCGCTATTTGCCGTGGTAACACTCGCTTGAACTGGCTGCGTACTCAAGTTGCTCACTGGAAACGTTGCCGACATAGCGTCACGCACCAGTAGATCGTCAGGTACACCATTCTCCCCGCCAATCAGCACATTCATGCCGACAGGGCTGGCTTGACGCACTCTAAAACCGCTAATCCACGAGCCGACAAAAGCATTGCCGAGTGCGTGGAATAGTGCGCTATCAGTGGTGCGGCCACCGTTGCTATTAGGAAAACCTAGTGCCATAGTTATTTTTCGTCAGTGCTTTCAGCCTCAGCCTCGGTGGTATCGACCGTCTCAGCCTCAGCATCATCATTGGTATTTTCAACTTCCGGCTCGACAGTCTCGTCAGCAGACTCTACTGCTGGTGTCTCTGGCTCTGTTGGTTCGCTTTCAGCCTCAGCCTCGGTGGTATCGACCGTGCCTTTAGCTGCCGAAATACTCACGTACGGCCCGCTGTGTGCATCGCCTTTGACGAAAATATAATAGCCGTCAACTGTTCGGCGAATCTCGCCGCCCTTATAATTCTGTACTTTTTCAGTGTTTTCCATATGAATCCTCCTGATTATAAATGTACAGATTAGGAGATATTGACGTTATTTGCCGTAGAAAATATAGCGATATTCTTTATAGAGTCGAATAATGATTCGTTTTAGCGTCAAGAGCATATTTATATTATAGTATAGTCCTACCACGACACCTCAACTCGCCATCTCTGTTAGCGTTCAGTGCCGACGGTGTCAGCCAGAGCATTTCGGGTAATATATTGGTTCAGTCTGGCTGGGTGCAATTCTGGGGAAATAACACGAAAAGACAACCGGTGCCTGTCGTATTTCCAAAACAATTTAAGCAGGTGTTTTCAATGACGCCAACTCTGATTGGTTACAAAATAGGTCAAAAAGCCACCAGCATTAGCGAATTTAATCAGGTGATCGGCAGTGGACTGAATATTGAGTCTGGCGTTGTTACAAACACTGGTACGACGCTCAATGCTTCAACAACTGGCATATTTGGTGGTGCTTGGCATGGGATTTCATGGGTGGCAATTGGAATTGTTTAGGCTTTTTTCACATATTGTATGGTGACAAATGAGGTCTTATATCCAGACTGATCAGCGTAGGTTTGAATGTTGACATTATTATTGTCGACATAAACTGTCACCGTGTAAGCTTGTTGATCAGCAGCGTGAGGTAAGTTGATAGTTGCGCCAATACTGTCTTCTTTCGCAATACCACGAATATTGATAACCATATCTAGTTTTTCAATGCCATGCGGTTTCGTTGTTTTACCAGCAACTTTTAAGCCGCCCATTGAAAACGTCTTCTGGTAAATAGTGCGCCCATCAATCCATCTCATACCGCTATCAACTTCTGAGGTACTGCGGTCACCACGAGCAGACGACGATAAGTGTCGTGGTAGGACTATACTGTGTAATATTGCGAGTTTTCCACAGGTTTAACGGGGGTGATGAAAAATGTCGAAAAATCTCTGACTTTTTTGGTAAAACGTGTTGACATACGGCAACACGTTTGCTATACTAAAGACATGGTTGAGGGGCAACCAAGCAACAATTAACAATTCGGCGGCAAGAAAGAGAGTAAAAATGTTCAAATCAACCTTTCAGTTTTTCAGAATTAAAATCACTGTAAAATTGGAGATTGTAAATAAACGAAAAATCAAAACTAGAAAATAAAACCTAGAAAAACACAAACACTAAAATAAAAACAGCTCCTCAACCATCGCCGCCAAGAAAGGATAATTAAAATGGCAACATTTACAGGATGGTATTACATCGGCGACCAACCAACACAAGAGTTCACCTTTGAGGCAGACAAGAGCTTGAAGGGCGATATAGAAGAACTTGAGACAGTTATGAGAAGAGAGATGCGTAAACGATTCAGCAGAAGTACAGCGGAGAACGCTACAATCGAGAATATCAGTATTGAATTAGATGAAGAAGCTATGCTAGAGAATATCATTGAGACGGTGAAGGCGTTAGACAGGTATGAGGACTATGAGGCGGTAGTAGATAACGGTACTATATTCTTTTACGATGACGATGACAAGCTGGTAGAGGTGTTTAACACTGGAGAGACACTCAGAGAGGCAGTAGAGCAGATTGAATCGAGCGGTAACGATGAAGCTGAAATTCGCTACGACGGCTTGAAATACTTTACCGTCAATGCTATTTATTAAAAATTAACAGCCCCGCCCGAGGCATCGTATCGGGTAGAAAGGTACAGTGTGAAAACTAAGCATATACACGTAAAAGTTTCAGAGAGCGATCACGAGATGATCGTCAAGCGTGCTGCCGAGTTGAATATGACAGTTAGCGAATATATACGACGACTGGTCGTTGCTGACGTTGCTGTTGCGGAATCTAATAAATAGTGATAAACTTCAAGCGCATGGTTTGAACATCCATGCTCTCTTTCCGCCCTCTGAAAATGGGGGGCGGGTTTCTGTTGACAAAACAAAATAGATTTGCTACAATCGACGGTGAACGTACAGGATTTTCAGCCCGCCCAGATGTAAATCAGGGTGGGCTGTCTGTATCTGGCCTCAAAAAATTGTTATCAATTTTAGAGGCTATTTTTGTTTGTCAAGAGCAAAATGGCATTTTGAGGGTAAAATGGGGAACATAACCATAGACGAGCGACGAGTTCAGAAAATGCAGCAGCGATTAGGCAAGGCGACAAAGCTAATCACCGATGATAATTACCTGCCGATGTTTAGAAATCGACAGATCAATTATGCGAGAGAGTTCGATTATTCGATTAAATTGGCGAAACGAAAACGCAACCCACGCAAGTACTTCGCGTTTATTTGGTCGAGTGCGAATCTGGCGAAAACGGTGGATTGGCTACGCAAACTGATCGCACAGGCGAAAGCCAAGGCAGCTGAGGAGCGCCACAAGCAGAAAATGCAAGAGCAGGCAGCATTGCCACTAAATATCGCTGGATTAGAGAAACTAGCGCAGATGAAGCACAGCTACAACTTGATAACGTAGCAATCACTGCTGACATTTTGACGTCGCTCGCGTAGCGGCTTGTTTGCGTTTGCCTGTATGCAAATATTATGCAATAATCCTAGATATATGCGAGTATTTGGGAGTTTTGCGTAATGAAAGCGGCCGTCTGGCCGTATTTTTTATTCAAATTAGCGCAAATCCGCCCGCCACCGCCCATTTTTGATAACAGAATTATCAGAAAATTAAATGTGAGGGTTCTATATACAATTGAGCTTTTAAGGTTCGTTATAAGCAATTCTATATAGAACTGGTTTTTTAAGTGGAGTTAAAATATCATGACGAAAAATACAATTATGCCAATCGAGCGAGCTTTTGACGAATATCTGGAGTACTGCGAGTTTACGCGCCGAATGAGCCGCCAGACATTGAGTGCTAAACGCTGGGTGATGCGAGATTTCAGAGCCAGCGTGCCAGCCAGCAGCCTGAGCGAGATCACGACACAGCAGGTCAATGACTGGATCGCGGCGCAGGCAAGGCGTGGCTTGAACAGTCGCACTATCAATACGCGGATTTGCCATGTGGTGGCAATGTTTCGCTATTTTAGAGATATGGGCGTGGAGATGCCTGAGCTGAAAATCCGCCACATTGTCAAACAAAAGGAGACCGAGCCAATCCGCCGAGTTTTCTACACGAGGGAGCAAATCGAGCAGGTGTTGAGTTATTGCAATCAGATACAGTGGCTACTGATTAAACTATCGTTTGACTGCGGCTTGCGAATCACTGAGCTGCGGAACTTGAGACTAATGAATATCAGCGACAGGATGATTGTGTTTGTAGGCAAGGGCGGTAAGCGGCGTGAGGTACATATGAGCCGAGAAGCACGCGAACGACTAACACAGTGGATTGTTAGTCGACGTGTTGATGACTATTTGTGGCAGAAACCGAACGGAACATTGCTCAGCGTAGAGGAGTTGCGGCATTTAATGCGGCAGCCGTTTTATTTGGCGGGTTTTCGCAATTTTCACCCACACTCGCTCAGACATTCGTTCGCAACGGACATTCAGCGAAACGGAGCGACGCTAATGGAATCGCAGGAGATGCTCGGTCATTCAAATGCGGTGATTACGCAGCGATATTTACATGGGCTGGATGGCCAAATGGCAGCATGCTTTGAAAGATTGAAATTTAGCGCCACATCATAATAACAGAGGTAATGGTGCGGACTTTTCCACAGTTTTCGTATCATTTTTGCCCATTTTATAACGCAAGCGTATTGACAGAACGCTTGCGTTTTGCTATACTGAGGGCAGTTCAGATGAGCGGCGACCACCGCCATCAATGGCCTTTAACATCACTGGAAAAACAAGATTCATGGTTGAGTGGTTTGCTCTATCATGTAATATTTTCAGTGATTTATATATATCACTTATATGAAAAAATGTCAAAGATTTTTGTCAAGTTTTTCTGTTTTTCCACCACCATTTGCTACAATAACAGAGATGCAAGACACACGAAATGTGATTGACAAATTCAAAGGTCGGAGCGAGGCGGAGATCGTGAAGGAGCTAGACGCCAAGGACCACGGCTTGGTGATTGCTCTGGAGAACACCGAGCGGGATTTTAACATGGGGACGATCGTCAGGAGTGCCAATGCGTTTGGTGTGCGGCAGATTTACGTCATCGGTCGGCGGCAGTGGAACAAGCGCGGCGCCATGATGACAGACAAATATCTGCACGTGCAGTATATTAGTTCGACGGCGGAGTTTGTCGAGCTGATGCGGGCTGAGAGGAGGGAGATTATTGCTATTGATAACATCCCCGGCAGCGTCAATATGTCAGAGACGACCTTGCCAAGGCGTGCGGTGCTCGTGTTTGGCCAGGAAGGGCCGGGGATTTCCGAGGAGATGACACAGTCAGCAGACAAAATCGTCGCCATTGAACAGTTTGGCTCGACCCGCCCCATCAATG